GCTAAGGCTAGCCTGACACGCGAGCTTTCCGATTATGACCTTGAATGCATGGCCGCCGAGAACGGCGAGTTTAGCGTTGAGTCCATCGGCAAGTGGGTCGATTGCAACAGCGGAGACTTCTCATCGGTTGACTGGTGGGAAGCGATCATCAATGCCGCTTATTACTCAAGCGATCTGTAACCTTAACCTTAACCTTAACCAAAAGGAGACACCTATCTATGAGAGGGTTAACCGAACTTCGCCGCCGCGATGCCGACGCCGTAGAACGCGCCATTAAGAAACGCGCCGACATCCTTACCGCCGAACGCGAACGCATCATCGAAGATGTCATCCGCCGGGTGCTCGAAACCCTAGGCCACATCAAAACCGAGCACGAACGCTAAACAATTCCATACAAATCGAGGAGGAACACCGCATGTCTCGAACCATCCACATCGGTTGTCAAAGCTACACCGTAGAGTCTCACGCCGACTCCCAAGCCGTCAAGATCAACGGCGTGAGTATCCTTAAGGATGAACTTCTCTCCGGCCTTGACGAACTGCGCGAGACTGTCGAGAAGGTCGAACAGACTGACACCGAAGGCTTTGATCTTTGTGTCGAAGGGGCGGAGCACGCCGAAATCTTCCGCACACACGATGGCAAGGTCTATGCCGGCTTGCACACATCGAACAACGCCCGCGTGCTGGTAGAGATCACCTATACCTGGCTAGACGGCATGTCCATCGAGCTAGGCGTTCAATCCAACGCTATCAGTCAGCGTTCCGCGGTCACTTACACTAACGGGCTCTATTTCTTCGACGCCGCCGCGAGCCGACAGCTAGCCGCTTTCTTCGCAGTCCTGACCGAGCCCGAAACCCGAGAGAGACTCCAGAAGATGTTCGACAGCTAGACGCGGCCTGACACGCCGCCGCTAGGGGCCGCCTCACGGGGCGGCCTCTCTCGTGCCGTGGACGCGTACACAATCTGTAGGATATCCAGCCACCGCGTTTTTAAAGGTAGTGTCGTTTGAAATGGGTAAGTTACGGTCCGAGTAAGGCTACGAGTAAGGCTACGAGTAAGAGTAAGGACAGCTATAGCTATGAAGGCTACCGGATACCCCCCCTACCCGGTCAATTTGTGAAAACCGGTTTTTGCTACTCCATGCACGGGATAGGGGCGAATATAAGATACATTCTCGCTATCATCGTTGACGCCGCTATCCCGAGTCATTAAGGTAAGATTGAGGGTTAATATCGTTGACAGTGCTATCGATATATGGTTACGTTCTCGGTAGCGCGAAAGGAAGGAGTTAAAGAGAACGGTGGCTGTCTCGGACCGAGTTAAGAGAATCCTGGATAAACAGACGGACGGTAGTGGGGATACGCGGCCGATAGAGACCGGCCTGGAACACCGTCCTCGGGCCTATCATGCGCGTGCTATGGAGATAGCCGCGTTGAAACTGATGCAGCGGACCAATCGGGAAATCGCCCGCGAACTGGACCTGGACGAAAGCACGGTCTCGAAATACGTAAACGGCGAGGCGTTCCAGTTGGTCATCCAACAGGTCCGCGAGCGGATGATCGAAACCAGAGGCGACATTACTAAGCGTCTCGAAGGCGAGCAGGAACGAAACCTTGATATCCTGCTCAAAATGAGAGACAATGAGGCCCTGGAACCGAACGAACGGCGTCTGATTATCAAGGATCTGAACGAATGGCTGCGCAACCCGCCCACCGGACGCGACCGCATAAAGGAAACGGTAACCTTGAAGCTGGCGCAACCGCCCGAACCGGATGAGGTCTCGACAAGACACGACGACACCGCTCCTGCGGTAGTGGTGCCTCTCAGCGGATTGGAGCGGAACTAGGAGAACCCGGTGGAAGAAACGCGTTCCGCATACCTGCCCGAAGTCGAGCTGAACGACGCCCAAGCGCTCATCCTGAGCTCACCCGAACGAGAGATTAGCTTCGGCGGCGGTTGGGGAAACGGCAAGACGACCGCGTTGGTCCTTCGCGCCCTCCTCCATCACGAACGCAACCCAGGCGCTCGCATAGCCCTCTGTCGTAAGACCTATACGGAACTCGAAGATACCCTAATGACGGAATTCTTTGCGATCTGCCCCGAGGTCGCAATCGCTCGCAGAAATCTCTCCCGGCATATCTGTGAGCTCGCCACGCCACCTGGATACCCGCCGACGCAGATTCTCTTCCGCCATCTGGACTCGCGTCAGGCGTACCAGGATCTCGCCTCCCTCAATCTCTCAATGTTCGGGATCGACCAAGCGGAAGAGATCGATCCCGAAGCCTATTTTCTCCTGCGCGGCCGCGCACGCCATGCCGGAACCGTCCGCGAGAGTATGATAACCCACAACCCGGCCGGTCATAACTGGCTCTGGGAACACTTCATAAAGGGTTACGTAAAGCAGAGCAAATGGAACGACGACGACCCGAAGAGCCCGAATTTCGGCAAGCCGCGCCTGTGGCAGACATGGTGCCGTTACGAAGCCACCGGCCGGCACCGAGTCCAAGTCGATGCCATTACGAACGTCAACGCGAAGAACCTGCCAAGCGACTACCTTGAATCCCTGGCCGAACTGCCGGAGCGTATGCGGATGCGCTTCCAGTTCTCTTCCTACGAAGCCTATTCGGGACTGGTCTTCGACTTCCGCTACGATACCCACGTCATCAAGCCCTTCAAAATACCCTCTCACTGGCCTAAATGGCGTGTTCTCGACCACGGCCAAGCGATAGACCCGACGGTCTGTCTCTGGGTAGCCCGCGACCCGGAAACAGAAATCAGCTACTACTACAGGGAATACGTGGCCTATGGCCGCGTGCCCAGTGAAAACGCCGCCCGTATTAAAGAATTGAGCGAACGCGACGGCGGCAGGTTCATCACCACCATCGGCGACCCGAGTATCTTCCAGCGCAACCAGACCCGGACCACTCGCTCCGGCCGGCAAAGAATCTCCTCCATCGCCGAGGACTACTTCGACGCCGGCATACCCATTACCCCCGCCATCAACACCATCGACACCGGTGTCGAGCGCGTTAACGAACGCCTATTGGTCCGCCCTGACGTCCTGAACCCCTTCACCGGCAAGCCCGGCTGTCCTTCTCTGTTCGTCTTTTCTACCTTAGAATACACCATCGACGAGATAACCTCGCTCCCCTGGGATGAGAAAACCGGCAAACCGGACACGAATTTCGCCGACCACGCCTGTGACGACGTTCGATATTTCGAGACCACCGTTCCGGTTCGGCCGTCCTTCAACCCGATTGCGGAGCGCAAACGCCGCGACCGCCGCCGTGTCCAATATGCCGAGGAGATACACCGGCGGTCCTGGATGGCGGCGTAGGAGACTTAACATGCCCAGGAAGAAACGCGGCCGCGCTAAAGTCCGTAAGGTCATGGGCGAATACAAGCGCGGCGAGCTCAAATCGAGCAGCGGCGCCAAAGTGACGTCGCGCAAACAGGCCATCGCCATCGCTATGAGCGAGGCCGGAATGTGGAAGAGAGGGAGGAAACATGGAAAGAAGAAACGTAACTAAACACAGGGGCCTTATCGACAGAACCGCCCTTCGGTCTCTTCTTAATCATTACCACGATATCATCCGGCGTCGTTGGAATCGTTCCATACCACCCCAAGAAATCCTGTCCGACCGCTGGCAGCGTGCCCGCGACTTGGGCTTCGGTGAGGGATCCTCTATCTACGGGAGCGCATATGTCTACGGCAATCCATCCGTGGGTCGCAACGTCTGGATCGGCCCCAACGTTATTCTTGATGGCAGTGGCGGACTTACAATTGGGAGCCGTGTGTCAATATCCGCCGGGGTCGCGGTTTACACCCACGATTCTATCGGATGGGCTCTCGGAAAAAAAGACGAATGCTCATATGAACCAACACGAATTGGGGATTGTGTCCATATCGGTCACGGGGCGGTGGTCTTACGAGGAAGTGTAATCCCTTCTTTTACCATCGTTCCGGCTCTGGCAAAGATAACCCGCAAGTCCCGGCGCAACCCGCGAACCTGGACAATGGAGGGCTAGGCCATGACCGACACACGCGAATACGTTTACCGACACCCGTCCGCGTTCGTGGAGACCGACGACATCGGCCCCGGCACGTCCATCTGGCATTTCTGCCACGTCAGCAAGGGCGCTCGACTCGGCGTCGATTGCACCCTCGGTCAGAACGTTTACATCGGTCCCGACGTGCACATCGGCGACCGCGTGCGCATTCAGAATAACGTCTCCGTTTACCAAGGAGTGACCCTGGAAGACGACGTTTTTATCGGCCCTTCGGCCGTCTTCACCAACGTCCGCCGACCGCCGGCGGAGAGCCGCGAGGACTTCCTTCCCACTCTCGTTCGGCGCGGCGCCGTCATCGGCGCCAACGCGACCATCGTCTGCGGCGTGACCATCGGCGAGAGCGCCTTCATTGCCGCCGGCGCCGTCGTTACCAAGGACGTCCCGCCGGGCGAGACCTGGGGCGGCGTCCCGGCCAAACGGCTGCCGGAGAAGAGCGACCTGGAAGAGCTACGACGGACAGTTAAGGAGACATAAATGACCGGCCTTAAGATACTCTTCGGCCCCGTAATAACCGCCGGCAACCTGACCGTCCTGTCCTCTATTCTACGGACACGCGGCCACGAGACGTTGGTAATCGACTACTTCCCCAATTACCTGAAATACCCGTCCGACGTCGCCTACGCCGGACCCATTCAACAGATCCGTCCCTTCGCCGAACGCTGCGTCGAGCACGCCCAGGAAGCCGACATCATCGTCCTCGACTTCCTCTGCTCCTTTCTTGACTTACCCATGTTCGGTGTTAAACTATGTGATAGGTATTACGAGGACGTCGAGCGGCTTCGCGCCCTCGGCAAGCCCGTCTTCATGTGCGTGTGGGGATCCGACGTCCGGTCCCAATCACACCTTCACTATTACCACCTGCGGTATAGCGGCGTAGACAGCCCCTATCCGCCCCAACAACTGCCCGCCCAAAGAGAGAGAGTTCAACGGCTCGACGAACTTGGCGTCATCTGGCTTGGTCACAAGCACTTCCGTGACGTCATCCCTCGCTCGGTTCCCTTCTGGGAAACCGGCATCGTGATGGATGACTGGTCTCCTCGACCGGCCAAGCCCGCCTTCGAAGGAGTCATCGTGACCGGCTCGACCGACCGCCGGAAGAAGAATATAGGCATCGTAGAGAGCGGCGTCGCTCAGGCCGGGCACAAGTTGACTATCCTCGAAGGCATACCACACAGCCAGATGGCGGAAGCAGTGCGCGACGCGGACATAGCCTTCCCCCAAGTCTCCGAGAGCTACGGGCTTTTCGCCGTAGAGATGATGGCGATGAACATCCCTGTCGTCTGCGGTTACGACCCAAGGTTCCCGACCCACCGGGACGAGGCCCCGATACACCGGGTAGGCTCGTTCCAGGAAATCGGTCCCGCTTTGGAAGCCGCGTCTCAGGTCGCAAACGCGAACAGCCGCGACTTCGTAGCCGAATACCACGACATGGACAAGATCGCCGACCATCTCGTCCGTTACATCGAACAGGCTCTCGACGGCGATGTCGAACAGGTCGAGTTCCCGGAATGGCGCACGCCTCCGACCGACTTCTCCTATTACGACGTGTCCATTCCTTACTTCCTCGAAACAGGCGCCACGACGCGCGCCCGTATCGAGATTACCGAGGCGCTGGCATTCGGCTATGAAGTCCGCCAGTATGCCCATCTTTTAACCCCTTAACCGTTGCCCGGATAGCCTATGCCTTCCGTTGAGAAAGAAGAACGCGCCCGCCATTTCCTCGAACTTTTCCGCGATGCCGAAGACGCGTTCGGTCCAGAGATCGAGCAAATGCTTATCGACGACACGTTCTATCACGGCGATCAATGGTCGTCCGAGGACGAAGCGGCGCTCGACGAAGTGAGTGCCCCGCACCTTACATTCAATATCACCAAACCGAAAGGGCGGTTCGTCAACGGCTACATGCAGACCAACCGCTTCGACATAACCGCCTTTACAGCTTCCGGCGGCACTGATGAGATTTCGACCGTCTATACCAAAGCGCTTAAGTCGCAGCTCTACTCTCAACACTACGAGGCCGCGATGAACGCGGTCCTCACCGATGCCATCGTTCGCTCTCGCGGCTGGATGTATTGTCTCCCGTCCTATCACGACGACCTTACACCGACCATCACGTTCGAGCGGCTAAACCCATTGAGCGTCTTCCCCGATCCGAAATACGAATCGCTGACCCTCAACGATGCCGACCGCGTGCACATCGTCACTCTCAAGACCCTCGACGAAATAAAGGACGAGTTCGGCGTATCCGAAGACGAACTGCGTTCCCTCGTCCAACTCGTATACTCCGACGAGGGCCGGAAATACCGCCTCCACGAACGCGCCTTCAAAGAGAACGACATTCGCGGCTATACAGCCAAAGGCGCCACGCCCGTTCTTCCCTCCCAGGGAGGCCGGGATTGGGAAATCAAGGTCATCGATACATGGTATCGCAGCCGCGCTGACTACTGGGTAGTCCTTCTGCCCGACGGTCGGACCCAGATCGTCTGGGACGAGAACGAAATGAACATGCTCCTCTCAGCAGGAGCCGTTACCGATTACCTGGAACGGACCAAGGATATCGTCAGCCAGATTATCCACGTGGGCAACCTTGTCCTGCACGAATCCATAAATCCCTTCCACGACGACATCTTCCCCGTTATCCCGCTCCCGTTTAGCTTCGACAGTGGCCGGTCCTACTCCCTAGTCCGCGACATGCGCGACCCGCAGAACTGGATAAACAAGATGATTTCCAAGTTCGCGCACGCGGTCAACGTCTCCCCTCATGCCGGCCTGATATACGAAGAGGATTCTCTGGTCGATCCCGAACTCATCCAGAACAAGGGCTCCATACCCGGCATCCATGTCGTCTATAAATACAACCGGCCGCAGCCGCAACCCTATCCGCCGTCCGGTCCCCAGACCGCGCTGGCCCAAATCATCGGCCAGCTCGACGAGATTATCGACAAGATATCCGGCATCAACGTCTCCATGATGGGCTTCGCGGCCAACGCCGACGAATCCGGTAAGGCCGCCGCCCTGCGACAGTCATCCGGCCAGACCATGCTCTGGGAGTTCATCGAGAATACCCGTATCTTCCGGCACCAGCTCGGGCGCCTGATGATCTCCTATTTCCGCGAGTTCTATACACCGGAAGACCTTTTCCGCGTCACTGGCGATCAGAACGCCCTCACGGTGCCGCCGCTCGACCTTTCCCACGGCGAGTATAAGATCGTCATCGACGAGCGTCCGTCCGGCCCGACGAACGAGATAATCGAATTCACTTCCTTGGCGGATCTGGTCCACCAAGGCATGGAGATCAGCCCCTTGACCTTGCTCAAGAAGGCCCCGATCCACGACAAGCAAGAAGCCATCGAGGACTTCATGCAATGGACCGGGTTTAAGCAATATCTGGAACAACAGCAACAACAGCAACAGCAACAGCCGGCCTAGCGCCGGCCCAACCACGGCACTCCACCGTGACCGGAGGAAAAAATGGCTAGAGACGAAGAGCTTGAAATCATCGACCCGGAAGAGGAAGAACGTCCCGAATACGAGATCGATGACGAGGAAGCGGATGACCAAGAAACAGCAGCAGAGGAAGATGAGGACTCAGAAGCGGAAGAGACGGAGGAAGAGGGAGAAGACGACGAGGCCCACAATCTCCTAGAGGCTCTTCAAGAAGAGCGCCGCGCGCGCCAGGAGCTCCAACGTCAGGTTGACATCCTGGTGGCGGCGCAACAGCAGATGCCCGAGGATCTCGCATTGAAGCTCGACTTCGAGGACTTCGACGACGACGATCCTCCGACCGTTGCTCAAGTCAAGAAGGCTATCGAGTCTTCCCACGGACTGAACCAACGGCTGGTGACCGATCTCGCGTATGCCATCGCCGAGATCGCGGCGTGGAACCGCCACGGCGGTTACGAGAACTATACCGAAGTCACGTCGGCTGTCTTCGAGCGAGCCAAGGCGGACGAAACCTTCCGTCGAGAGCTCTACTCTCAACCCGATCCTTTCGAGGCCGCGTGGAATTGGTCCGTCGCGGGCGGCAAGCCCAAAACGACCAAATCTGCCAAGGTCGCTAAGGCCAAAAAGCTTCCGAAGCGCGTAAAAGGCCGTCCGTCAAAGAGACCGGTCAAATCGCTTCGCAAAATGACCGGCGAGGAATTCGCCAAGCTCTCCGATGAGGAGCAGGAAGCACTTCTGCTCGGAAACTGACGTTAGCTCGGAGATCGTGACCAATGGCTAAAATTTACGCCAACTCAGAACTGACCCCGACCCAATGGGCCTCCGCTACCTGGAAAGAGGCTCTGGACCGGGTGTTCTGGCGCCGCTTTATAGGCCGCGATGAGATGTCTCCCATCGTGCAGCGGTCCGAGTTGAATGGCAAGCCGGGCGACACCATTACCTTCGGTTTCACGATGCAGCTCGATGGCGAGGGTGTAACCTCGGGACAAACCCTTGAGGGTTCCGAGGACTCCTTCGATGAGTATGCCATGAGCATAACCATCGATGAACTTTGTAACGGTATACGCTTGGCCGGTCCGATGGAGGAGCAAAAACAGGCCGACAATCTCCGCTTGAAGGCCAAACAGCTTCTCCGCAACTGGTTCGCGCAGCGCCAGGATCAAATCATTTTCAACCAGATGTCGGCGGACACGACTGAGACCTTCGCCAACACACCCGTCGCTGTGGACTCGGACCACGTGCTCTATGGCGGCGATGCGACCGGCACCAGTGACATTACCGCCGGCGACACCTTCACCACGGAAGAGATAACCCGTCTGGTCTACCAGGCCCAGGCCATCTCTCCGGAGCTTCGCGCCGTCCGTATTGCCGGTGGTTGGGAAGGCTATTACATGGTCGTCCATCCGCGTTGCGCTTATACCCTCTGGCAAGACAGCGAGTGGGTAAGCGCACAACAGGCAGCCTACACCGGACGCGGCGAAGAGATGCCCTTCTTCCGGCGCGACCTCTTCCTCCAAGGCTATTGGAAGAACGTTGCCGTTTACGAACACCGCAAGGTCCGCCTTGAGACCGATTGGGGGAGTGGCGGCACCACTACCGGCGCCATCAATCTCTTCTTCGGCGCCCAGGCCGGTGCTTACGTCGAAATCCAGAACCCCTGGTGGCGTGAGAAGACTTTCGACTTCGGTCGAGAAGTCGGTTTCGCCACCGGCGCTATCTGGGGCTTCAAGGTCTGCCGCTTCAACTCGAAGTATCTGGGCCTTATCCACTTGAAGACTGTCGCCGCTGCTCCGTCCGGTAGCGACCACGCGTAAGGGGGAATAAAATGCCTTACAATTACGGTGCTCATAAGTACTGGTTCGAAGTGGTCGATGAGCGCGGCTATCGGATAACTTCCGGTATCAAGGTGTATGTCTTCGACGCGAACACCCAGACTCTCTCGACCGTTTACTCGGATGAGTTCCTGACCTCTAAGGACAACCCCATCAGTTCGTCTCAGTTCTCTACGGACGAGATGGTTGAGTTCTTCTCGACCGCCGCGTCTCACGACGTCCTGGTGGTCAACGAGGCCGAGGGCTTCTCCTTCAAATTCGAAGGCGTCACTCCTACGAAAGACCACCGGCTCATCATGCCGAAGATGGACTTCTCCAAACGGCGCTGGTTGAAGATCCCTTATGGCGGATCGAGCTACAGCGGCACGACCAACGTGGTCGCCGCCACTCGCATGATCCTCCATAACATCTTCGTCGAGCCGACCACGGCCACCGCCAACGCGCAGATCGTCGTAGGAACCGTCGGGGATACGGACGTATTCGCATCCTCGGTAGACGTCTCAGGAACCAACATTGTCTCGGCCACATCAGCGATCCAAGGCACGCCCATCATTCGGAACGCCTCGGCGACCATCGCGGTCGTCTGCGCGGGAACCGAGAACATCGCCGGCAACGTGTGGATCGAGGTAAGCAAGCTCCCGTAGGATCGGCCTACGGGCAGAACCCTCTCTCTCTTGGGTGTTGGGGGGTCTTGGGCAGGCCCCCCAATAAAATAGGCGGTTGCCGTGACGACCTTTAACGAAATCGATACGCAGGTCCAGGTGGCGTTCAAGCGCGACGACGTTGACTCGACCACGCGGCGCTTCTGGATCAACCAAGCCATCAAGCAGCTGGTCAGCGCCTACGATATCCGCGAGAGCCACGATGTCTATCGCGCTCAGCTGCCCTCAATCGGTATGTATTACGGCACCCTGCCGAATGACATAAAGACGGCCGACCGGATGATCCTCGAATACTCGTCCACCGAACACAAAGACATGGGACCGCCTATCAAGGCCGACGAATTCCACGAGCGCTACCCCGACATCGCCAATCAGTCTACGAACTATCCCCGTATCTGGGCCATCGACGGAGATAAATTCTGGCTCTACCCCCCGACCGACGATACCTACTGGGTTCGACTAATCCTGACCCATTTCTTCGCTACTCTCGATAACGGAGACTCGTTGCCGGCCGACTACCTGGAAGACCTTATTATCGCCCGATCCCTCGCCCTGTTATTCGCTCTCCGAGGCGAATCGGCCGAACAGCGAATGCTTTGGGAGAGCGAGTTCGCTAGACTTGAATCGCAGTTCTTCGGCGGTCGTAATCCGCGTGCTGCATTCACGAGGTCTCGCTGATGCCGCTTAACATGAATCAAGACTGGGGAATGGCCGCCCGTGACGGCCAAATGGTCTCCCTCCACCAACCGTTCGGCGCTCCTATCATTCTCCGGGGCGTCACGGCGGAGCCCCGAGAGGATGTGTCCGGTCCCGAGTTCACCGACGCGGCGACCAACGCCATCTTCGAAGGGGAGTGGTTTCGCCCCCGCGACGGTTACGGACTCATCGGGGCAGCACTATCGGCCACCCCTGTCGGTATGGTGTCCGTCTTCGCGGCCAACTCGACTACCGTTCAGAAAACTGCCGTCTGTTTCACGGCCTCGACCTGCGCCTTCTATAACTGGAACACCGGTTCTTGGGTTGAAACGGCCGCTGGCGCTACCACGTCCGCAGGACATTTACAGCCGCCGTCTGCGGCATACATGCATGGCAAAGGGCTCCTTGTCGCGTATCCGGCGACCAGCGTTCTTATCGCCACCAATATGCACGACGGCCTCGCGTTCGCCGATAGCACCAACGCCCCCAGGACCGGCATCATCCGCGCCTCCCACGGGTATGCCATTGCCTTCGGAGTCTATACCACAGACCCGTCCGGCTCCGGCATCGACCAGTATAACGAGCCCTCTACCCGCATCCAATGGTGCTCCCGAGGAGACCCATCTGATTGGTCGAATAACCAGTATTTTGAGTTCATGGACGACGGCGGCGGTATCCTGGGTGCGGAGCTTCTGCCGGACCTGACCTACACCGTCCTGCGACAGAACGCCATCTCTATATTCGGTTACGTCGGCGGCAGGGACGAATGGGCCTATCAGACGCCCGTCAGGGATGTCGGCGGCTCTTCGTATCGTGCCCAGGCTATGACCCCTTACGGACTCTTCTTCATCAGCAGCGACTTCCGCCTGTATCGCTACGGCGGCGGCGCCGAGGTCGAGGAATTCGGCAAGGAGATAATCCAGCAGATACGCGATCAACACAACTCGACCTATTTCATGCGGATTACGCTGGCATACGACCCCGACGATGACGCTCTGTATATCCACGTCCCTTGCGCCACTTCCGGGGATGCTCTCGGGATACCCGACCGCTGGTGGAGATTCGGTTTCCGTTACGGAAGCTGGTCGCGCGGGGCCTGGAACCATGCCGCCTATGCCTTTGGACCGGAGATATTCGCCGGCGGTATTGGCGACGTTCCTTTGCGCGGGGCCGCTTTCGCGGCCGCGACATCGCACGAGGTCTACCGTTGCGACGACGGTTATACCGACGACCACGGCGACGACTTTACCATGACTGTCCAGACCGGCTGGTTCATCGTCCCGTATACCGAGCCCGCTTGGAAGGCCCTCGATGTCGAATGTCGCGGCGGGACCATTACGGCCTATGTAACCAAAGACGGGACGAGCTTTACCGGAACGCAGAATATCGTCCCATCCAGTGCGACGTTCTTTGATCGCAAGACGTTTACCTATTACGATACCAGCGAGAGAGCGCGGTTCAAATTCGTCCAGACGGTAGATGCGAACCGGGCTTGTAAGGTCCGCATGATCATACCGTGGCTGACTGAGAGCGGAAACAGGTAATGGATAAGGTTACTCGAACTTGGGGATTGTATAGCCGAGGCGAAGGCTTACAAGAGACGCATGTCCCATTTGGTGAACCGATAAGGCCCAAGACATTCAAACCTGGGTGGCCGGGATCAACAATCCACCTTGGTCCTGATATATCGGATGGGTCTACCGAAGATACCTACATCGAGAATGGCTATGCCGAGATGCGGGCTGGCTATACGGACTTCTATGATACGTCCGGCTACCATCCTATCTTCATTACCCAAGGTTTCGGATTCTGGGACGGAACCAAGCGTGGTCCTCATGCATATGTCTTTGCCGCCTCTCCTTCGACAGACGACGGCATCATTTACGCGATGCGGGACACGTCTTCATGGTCGAGTGCTATCGCCATGCCTAACGCTGCCGGTTACGGATTCACGACCGCCTTCTGGGACGGCGCTTCGAATAAGAGTGTCTTGATTGGAAACGGTGCGACAATGCTCTACCATTGGCCGAATACCGGAGGCGTTGACGCTGTTCAATCTACGGGGACGGTCGGCGGGTTCCTGGTCGGCGTCGCGGAGAACTATGCTCTCCTCTTCGGAACCGTCTCCAAGGGCGCGACCGCCTTCCGATATTCGGATAACAAGAAGATCCAATGGTGCGCTGCCGGAGACGTCACAGATTGGGACAACGGCGGTAATCTCTCTATGACCGATGGTCTCGGTCCGTGCCTCAATATCTGGCCGAGTCAGAATTATTTCTACGTCTATCGCGGTCAAGGTGTGAATCGTGTCTACTATGTCGGTGGCGTTGACGAGTGGACCTATGAGACCATCACTACAGACTTCGGGATGTTTCATCGAGACTCGCTCCGCTCGTCTTCGGCCGGATGCCGCACACCCTATGGCTATGTGTTTTTTACCAATACGGCTGATATTATGCTCCATCGAGGGGGTTCCGAGTTCATCTCCCTTGGGAAGGATATTGGGGAACTTCTAAATTCCTATCTCACATATGGCATTCCCGATGTTTCGATGGCTTATGATCCATCTACTGATCGTCTTTATATCTGGTATAGGACAGGGGCACTGACAGGAAAATTTTTCAGTTATCACTTCGCTTCTAGATCGTGGTCCATTCAGATAGAGTTTCACGATGTCGAGGCTATCGGTGGCATAAGCAAAGATGTCTCGCAAAGCTACCACGGTCTCTGGCTCGGGAATATGACAAGAGATGATTGGAGCAACACGTTCCGCTTAAAGTATGTGAACCGTGATAGTACAGGAGCGAGAGATGCCTATGCCAGCGGAGGAAAGACAACGACGCCGACCTTTTCGACGGGATGGTGGAAGTCCATAAAGAAGGAGCGATGGGTTGGTGTCTCATTTCGGATCACGGCGGATACCAATTATCAGGACGGCCTCAAAATCTACTATCGCATAGATGATGGTAGCTGGTCGGGGGGATCGAGCGGTATCAGCATCCCCACTACCTGGACCGACGTGATGTATGTATTCGGTGACGGTCCAGTGTCGAACTTCAACGATATAATCTCCGAAAAAATACAGTTCGCTTTTTCACACGATCAGGCCATTGGTCGCGTTTGGATAACCGATATTCAACCTTGGGTAGCCAGATGAGTAAATTCCCAAAACCTGTGTCCGCTCCACCGGGAAAGATCGACCCCGATCTTCATAGGTATATTGAAGAAGTCGCTCGTTCTGTCGTTATCCTATCCGGGCTCTCAAAAGGCCCTATTGTATCCTCAGTTCCAACGACCGACGAAATTGACGAGGGTGAAATACAATTCTACGAAAGCGGCTCGACTCGCCGTCTCTATACGAAAATCAACGGCAGCGTCCGTTATGTAAATCTAACATAGTAGGTGAAAAATGCCTCGCTTAACTCCAAGACAGATAGCAGAAGCGACTCAGAGAGTTAGGGCTTTCAATCGGACGCCTCCGCCAGGGGTGCGCCAAGAGCCCGTCGAATACGCGCGAAGATCCTCCGGCGTTGGTGGGGCTTTCGGCTCCATCACTCCGGGTCGGCTGGATATCCCTCAAAGCAACCGTCTTGGGCCGATCTGGGGGTCTCCCAGTAGGCTCGGTGTTTTTGGTAGACAGAGCTCACGATTCTCGACAAAGCCCGGAGTCAGCGGTTCCCGCAATGTCGGCCGGACCATACAGCAAATCGCCGCCGCTATCCCGTCCGGCTCGTCCAAGCCGACGGTCGGCAGCATACCTATTACCTATACCAACATTCCCTCTGTTCCCACTCTTTCTGGAAACCAGAGTGCCAAGCTGAACAAGCTGCTCGGATATCTCAGCGGACAGCTTACTTTCGGCGGCGGCGCTTTCACAGCGGGAACACATCTATACGACAACCCTGCGTTGTATGCCGGTTACGAGGCAGCCAAAGGTGCGGCCGGCGGTCCTCAATACGCGCCCGGTGTCGATACCGCTCTACAGACCTTGCTCTCCGGTGGAGGCGCGCAGTATGCGCCCGGTGTTCAGGATACCCTTTCCCGCCTAATGTCCGGCCAATCCGCCTATACAGCCTCTCCCCAGGAAGATATCCGGATGTTCCAGGAGAGCTTCGTGCCGGGCGCTCGACAGGCGTTCGAAGACGTGGTAGGAAGCGTCCTGCAATCTCGCGGCCGTAATCTCTTCGGCTCAGGAACCGAGCGCATCCTTGGACGCGCCGGCCAAGACTTCTCCAACGCCATCGCCAGCCAATTGTCCGGCATCTTCCAAGCGGGAAGAGAACGCGAACTCCAAGGCGCCCTCGCCGGCCAACAGACGGCCCTCGGCGCTCTCGGCCAAGGCGTAGCGATGGGAGGCCAGAGTCTCCAAGGACTTCTCGGCGGCCTCGGTATCGGTGCCCAGATGGGACAGGCCGGCGGACAACAGGCTCTAAACGCGGCCCAGATACTCTCGTCCCTCGGTCTCGGTCAGGCCGGCCTTGGTCAATCCGGCCTCGCAACCCTGATAAGCGGCTTGACCGGCGCCATCGAAATACCGACCAGCCGCCCCGGCGACGTAGCCCCCGCGAATTACCCCTACGTCATTCCCGGACAACAGAACGTTGGTCAAGTTATCAGCGGTCTCCTCCCGGCCCTGACGTCCCTGTTCCGTTAGGAGATGAAAGATGCCCGTATCAGGACAAGTCCCATTGACCGTTCTTCCGGCTCCCCAACAAGTCGGGGTGCAGGTGCTCGGTCCTCTTCTCTCGGCCCTGACGAGCGCCGAAGAGCTGAAAATCCGCCGCGAAGAGAACAGGAATCGCCTGTTGATCAACCTGCGCCAGCTGTCCCTGCAAGAGCAGCAACTTAGACAACAGCGTGAGGCAGCCGAGGCTAAGCAAGCCGAAGCGACGGCGGCCCGTAAGGAAAAGACGGCCGCGACGCAGCGCCAGCTTGATCTGCTACAGGAAAACATCCTCCAAGAGACCCGCGAGAAGGACCGTGCCAGTCAGCGCAAGACCTTCGAGACCATCGTAAGCACACTGGCGCAACTCCCTGGTGCCGGGGCCGATATCGACATGGACCAAGTGAATGACCTTGGGAAGCGTCTGGGCTTTCCGGAAGGGTTCGCGCCGGGCATCATGGAGACCGCCGGCAAGGGAGCGGCCCAGAAACAGGCGGCGGAGAGAGCTAAGTTCCAGTTCCAAATTAACAAAGAAGCGCACGACCAGATGATGGAAGAAGCGCGGCTCTCTTTGGACCGCGCCGAATATGAGGCCGACACAGCGTATCGCTCGGCCGATTTAGCGGTAAGACAGCGGGGCAACCAGATGAAGAGCATCGCGTCTCTGCTCCGCGTCTCGTCGGACCTTGCCGAAAGTGCGGCGGAACGACTGAATACTTTAGGACTGAGCAAAGAGGAGAAGAAAGCGGCCAAAGAGCAATATGACCGCGCTATGGGGGACTTACAGAACCACATGGACTTGCTCCGGCAGATGTCCTTGGGAGCCGTGCCCCAGGTCGGCGCCGAAGCCGCCGGCGAGGTCGGCGCGCCCGGTCAGGTCGATGCCACGCGTTCCCCGGTGGTAGAGGCCCAGAGACGTCTCTTGGAAGCGGGCGCGAGCGGAGCCGAGATACTGACTTCGACCTCTCGACGGCCGACGAGGATCCGTGCTCTCGTGGGAGATATAAGGGAGACGACCCGATTTCCTGGGGATCCCATCCAAGGAATTCCCTATGAGAAACGTGTCGAGACAATGGAAGGAGCCATCCTAACCAATGTGCCTAGTTACGAAGGAGCCCCCTTGGTTTCGACTGGTCATGGATTCCTACGGGAGCCTCCCCCGGCGGAACAGCCGGCTCCTTCCGAGAAGGCCGAAAGAGAAGGTAGGCCGGATCTCCGCGCGCGCGTGGAAGAGGCCGCACGCCGCCCAGAGGCCGCCGAGACAGCGCGCCGGAGCGAGGAACTGCGTAAGGGTATAGCCGATATAAGGGCAGCGGAGACCCAGACGACTGACGAACACCTTTACGCTCTTCGAGACATGAAAACCGGCTTGGCGAGCAAAGATATGGACACCGTTCTCGGCGCCGCCCCGATGGTCAAGCAACTCATCAATAACTGGCGCGCCCGTGGTCTGAACCCGGCACAAACGGTCGAGTTAAAGCGTCTCTTCAAGATGCTGGTCGATGCTGGTGCGGCATACGGACCTGATCTCTTCGACGCGGCCACGTGGGACTTTTTGGCGGGACTGTAAATGCCTACACCAATAGAACAGATTATCCAGAACCCTGCCTTCTTCCGGGTCTTCCCGGAGGTAAGGACGGATTACGATTACTCTCTCCTGCGCTATTCGAAGCTGTTCCCTTTGAAGCTGAATATGCGGCTGCCTGACGAGGATATCGAGGAAGCCTTCGACACCATCGTCCAACAAGGAGACGAGCGCGATCTGCAATGGCTTCGCAGTCAGGCGGACATTCCCGATGATGCACCGCTCAACCCTCTCCGCTCCTACTGGTCCAAGAACGTCATCGCTCCCTTTATCAGCGGCGCCTACGATACCCTGCCAGGTGAAGCGGCCAAGGCCATTGCCCGTGAGTTCGGCGCCGAGAAAGCCGCGAAGTATATCGAATTGCTCGGTGATGTCCCGCGCGAAGGCTTGGACGAGAAGATCGTTGCCGGACTGATTAGCGCGGGGCCGATGATAGCCGAGCTAGGTATGGCCGGAGGCGCCGTGAGAGCGGGCGCTTCCCGTATCCCGAAGATAGCCGCGTGGCTAAAGAACAGCCCTAAAATGGGAACCGTCCTGCTAAGCACCGCGACATTCGGCCTACCGGAGGTCATGAAAGCCCCTCTGACGGAACGCGTGGATTTGGGCGACGCACTGCGGGCCGGCGCTGTCGGTGCCGGTTTCGGTGCGGGTGGTCTCGCACTCGCCGGCGCACCCCTTATCGCTCGCATAGGCGCTCTGGCCGCATACGGCGGCGCGGAGGCATGGCACGCCGGCGGCGATACCGACGATATTATTGCCTCGTCCGTAGTCATGGGAGCTCTGGGACTGCTCGAACTCGGCCGGCACCGCGAGGCCAAGAACATGCTGCGCGACCACTTAGAGGAGCGCGGTGTCGAACCCGAACAAGCGGAGCGCCTGTCGGAACAGGCCGCCGCCAACCTGGGCGAAATGGCCGGCGCTCAAGAGGCTCCCAGAGAGACTCCGCGTCCGCGTCCTCGTCCGAGAACCGTTGAAGAGGACGATTTTGTCGTTCCTTCTGTCTCACCCGAATGGCAGAGAATCTACGCGGACATTCTGAGCAGACCTGGGGAGGACATCTCAATCAGGGATATCCGTAGGCTTTTCGGGAAAGATTTGACACAGGCGCGCATCCGAGACATGATGGCTCCTCTCGAACAAGCCGGACTCGTGGAATTCGTGAGCGGTCGAAACCGCTGGCGGATCAAAGGGAAAGAAAAAGTATGGCCCGCCGAGGATATACCGACCGTCGAACCTGAAATCGGCGCAGTCTCCCGACAGGACGTCCAACGACGGCGGAGGCGTAAGAAACCCAAGACAACCCGGCCTCGCAAGAGGAAGAAACCCGAAGATCAGTTTCAAGCGATGCGCGAGCGCATCCTATCCGTATTCGCTGAGCGCGGTGTGGAACCGCCCCCTCATGAGGAGCTGGATCACTTCGCCGCCGACGCCGTAACGAACCAGTGGAGCAGGAAGGAGATCGATGGGTTCGTCGATTTCGTTGAGACGCAGCGTCCGGAACGCGCCCCGTCTCCCGAGACGGAGCCCAATACCAAAGACTACGGTGACGCTCCGCCGAATTTCTTCGATTTCGAACTGACTGATCGGATCGCCCGCGATCTGGCGAAGGACAGCCCTATTGAGCGTGTCCGGTTCAACGTTCCCAAAGGAACACTCTATGTGGTCCGAAGCAGCGGCTTTTCTGCGAGTCGGGTAGGGGAGTCCATAAAAATCGGCCTCCCCCAGGAACTCATCGACAATCTCGAAGGTCTTCGTTTCTCCGATCCTAATCGCATCCTCATAGGATCCTCGATTGCTCATGAGATAAGACACTTGGGACAAACCCTAACGAGAGGGGAGTCCCCCATAGGCCCGACGGCTGGCACTCGCGCTCACTACACGGATCGGCGCGAAGTCGAAGCGCGCAAGGCCGAGATCAACTATCTGCTCGATCACGATCAACGCATTGCCGATTGGTTCAACCAAGAGGTCGGACTGGCTCGCGCGGCCGGTATGCCGGAGAAATTCTGGGCGGACGAGCTTCCGACTATCCTGGCCGACCATTGGCGCGCGGTTCTCGAAGAACGTTACGGGGTGAAGAACATTCCCAGGATGCGCGAGGTTCAGACTGCTCAGGGAGGCGTCCGCGCCCGCCCCGGCAAGGTCTTGTTAATCAAGGGAACGCCCGAGCACGAACGCGCCCTTGCCTATGCCAAACCGCGCTTCCAATGGCAAGCGGTTCAAACCCGTTACGGTCCCGCTGAACTGGCCCACGCCGTCGGCAAGATGGAGCGCGACGTCCTGATGCACCCGCGCGAGTTCGAGGCCGAAATCCAGGCAGCCCGTGAGCGCGGCGCTTCCGAGGCCGAAATCCGGCTCATGGAAGGCCGGAAGCTCATGCTCCAAGATATCCATGTCCAAGGCTGGCTCGGCCAATGGGACAATGCCCGGAAGCTCTGGAAGGCCCAGAATAAGGACTACTTCCAGCTCTACTATGATCGAGAGATAAACGCGGAGTTCCTCCAATACGACGAGAAGGTATCGCCCCAACAAGTCATCGCCGATGAAGAGGCCATGCGCCGGAACTTCCCTCATCTCATGCGGGAGGAACCTGTCTCGACAGAGAGCCTTACTGACCTGGATAAGACCCAGATACACCAGGAGATGGCTCTGGGCGTCGCTGCCGGCGGACCGGGCGCCCTCTGGCGACAGCTCGCGCCACCATTCAAGCTGGCCCGTATCTTCCCCGAGACCCTAGGCCGCGTGATGAACCCATTCATCGACCTGTATAAAGAGGCCACTCGGCGCGAGACCAACAGCCACGCGAAAGCCCTTGAGAAGTTCGCTCGGTTCCCTGGTTTCCAAACGGTCCGTCAAGATATCGGCGACCGTATGCGCTTCTGGGCCGCAGTCCACGGCCGTCATCCCAAGACCGGAGTCGAGATAGACGAGGCGTGGTTGAAGAAGAACGTCAAACCGGACGTCTTGGCGGCGGCCGAGATCTACAAGGAAGAAATGGCCCGCGCGACCGCCGAGGTCAACGGAATAATCCGGCAGCGCGTCGTTCGTGATCTTGCAAAGATCGGTGTCAGGCCCGAGCGAGTCGGAGTGCAACTCTACCCGACCGATTATCGCGGCATGGCAATCAGCGACGTCGAGGCCATCAAGCTCCTACAGACGACTATTCTGTCCGATGCCGTCGAGCGTGCCCGCTTAGACCCGAGCAAGAAGAACAAGGCCGAGGTAGCTTTCATTCGCAAGTCCATCGAGAATGCGCAGCGCGAACTACTCCGAATGGACCGCGAAGGGCCTCCGAAGTCCGGCCCCGGCGTCAAGTATGGTATCTACCACGCGCCCGATCCGATATTGGCTTTCGACCGGACGGTCCACGAGATGACCGACCGCGTGCTCCGCTATTATATGCGCGGCTTTATCCTTCCGGTTGCGCGACGGCTGCCGACCAATAGACGATGGCAGCAATCACGACAGTTCTTGCTCGATTGGGTAGAAGCGACCCAGAAACAGCTCTCCGCTCCTTGGTCCGAGATGACTCGCTCGGCCATGATACGCGGTGTCGAAGTGGTGAACAAGCTCATCAATCGCGATGGCTATGTTCCCCCCAAAGTGCTCAAGTTCATCGGTGAGTATTCGGACGCCGTTCATACTTTACAGACCGCTCAGCTCTATGCGAAGATTTATCTCTCGCCGCGTTTCGGTCTGATGAATTACCTGCAACAGTTGAACGTAGCCGGCCGCGTTAACTTTCGCTCCTTCCTGTATGGATTCTTGGCCCAATTCGATAAGGGCAAGCGGCACGAGGCTCGAATGGCGGGCGCCTTGGAGTTCACCGGTCGGCATCTCGCCGAGATACCCGGCGAACGTGCACGGCGGCGCGGCGAGAAGGTCGGCGCCCTTGCTCGTTGGACCGAGGAGCTGGTCCGCGTGGTAGCCTATCATGCCGGCCGGCACGAGGCCATGAATCTTTACAACATGAAAGATCCGGTTGGGATACACAATTACGCGATGGAGGTCGTCGCGGATACCGCCTTCCTGTATTCGGCCTATAACCGTCCATTGGCTTTCAAGTCGAGAACGGCTCGCGTAATAGGTCAGTTCCAGAGCTACCGTCTGCACTACTACTCGACCCTGAAACAATACTGGAACGAATGGCGCGCCGGCGGTCCCAATGCGGAAGAAGCCAGGAAGCGATTCGCTCGGACACTCGCCATCGGGACCGTCACGGCGGGAACCGGTATCATCCCTATGTATTCGGTCCTCGAATACGCCCTCGAAAAGCTCGGCGTATTCGACGGCGAGGACGACATCTATCGTGAGGCCGTGCTGCGCTCTCCGATGGACATGGCATTCAGCCGTATACTCGGTATTGACTTCTCGACCAAGCGGGCGTTCGCCCTGGGGGACGTTCCAGACGATCCCATGTGGGCGCTCGGTCCGACAATGGCCGATATTAAAACCCTCCATCGGGCTGCCGAGAGCGGTTCCGTCTACGATATGGTCCTGGGACCGATACCGCGTCTCCGCTCGGCCATCGACGCTGCTCTGGCGCACCAGCGCGGCTATACGACCCTCGCGGGCGAGCACTACCGCGAGATGCCGAACGCCCTTGAGAGTATAGGCATAGCGCTTGGCCTATCCAAGAGCCCACGGTCGGCCAAGTATGAACTCATGGAACACTTGCGCCGTATCTATGGCGACCCTGATACTCCCACGACAGAGAAACGGCGCGCCGCCAACGAGTGGATACGGTTCTTCCGTAAGAATTACGGTATTCGATTGACGAAGCAACAGTTGACAACGGCAACGAAGTCCGAGCAGACTCGGGCGGAGCGTATTCGCCGTCGTCGTCAGGAATCACGAGAAATAGCTTTGGGATGGTTCTCTGAGGGATAAAGTGGCTGTCATGACAAGTATCGCAGGTATAGAAAGGAATTGGAGAGAGGTTGCGAAGACGTTAGGAATCCCCACCTATCGTCAACTCGTAACAAGCGATCCGAATGAGATCGATGCCTTCGTGAATGAAAAGGTCGGTTGGTATCAACTGGCTTGGGCGGACGATCCCGGTTACCCAATCGAAGGGCCTTCCGCCAGCGTCGCCGAGGTAGCCCTGTTCATTCAGTCCCGATTCGATGTGCTTCTGTCGGTAACTCGGTGCGGCCCAAAGGAACGGCGGCGGCGCGAGATCGCGGCCCGGTTCGATGGGACGCAATTCGAGGACGACGTTCTCAAGCGCGAATGGGTAGACGGCGACTGGAAGGAAACGATAACAAACCGGGAGGATTACGATTACCGCCGCTTGGTCGGCGTCCTGGCGCCGGCTCTACAGGCACTCCACTTTCGTGGAACCGTCTACGCATATTACGATGCGACAGAGGGCGGGATCGTCCTGACAGGATGGGGGTTCGATAATGCCCACACCAGTATCGTTGACTTGGACTAAGCTCGCAGCGACATCGTTGAGCTATACGATCTTCGCCGCGACGGGAATCAACTGGTTCCTGTTTGGCTACGGTGGCTACGGACGGCAACGCTACGGCTATTCTCCATACGGTAGAGCATCATGAGCATAACTTGGACAGACAAATTCAAGATGGCCCTGATCGATGCCAGTCAGGGCCTATTGGGAGCGAGCGGGGGCGACCGGTTCTGGGACGGATACGAGCGCATTACCCGGAGCATTCAGGACGTCGCCCTTGAGAGTATCATGCGCGGCAACGGGCCGAAGGCGAATCCGAGCCTTCGGGTAGGAAGCTCGACTTATCAGGTCTCATTCGACGCGCATGATCAGATTATCAACGGGACCATCGTGCCCATTGCGGCGTCCGCCGATATCACGATATCGACGACGAACGCCGGCGCTGACACGCCGCTGTTGACGTATCTTTACGCGACCGCCGGAGGGACCGTCACGGTGTCCACGACGCGGCCGTCAGTCGATACCGACTACGGTCCGATTGGTTTCGTGATCGCCGGAGGCACGACCGACACGGCGACTATCGTCTCCTTGGGGCCAGTCAGGGCGGCAACGGTCAATGTCGGCGGCATTACGGCGGACAGCGACGTTGATTGGACCGGCGACCATAGCTTTGCCGGTTCCGTTTCCTTCAACGGCACGGTCGCTCATACGGGGGCGGTTACCTATTCGGGGGCGGAGACTCATTCGGGTGAGGAGACCCATTCGGGGGCGGAGATTCACTCTGGAACCGAGACCCATTCTGGAGTCGAGACCCATTCCGGAACGGTAACTTACGATGGGGTGATAACCCACGGCGGAACGGTAACCCACAACGGAGCGGCCATCTTCTCGGGGACCGCGACCTTTTCGGGAGACGTTACACATTCCGGCGAGGTCTCCCATTCGGGCTCCGTCTCTTTTACGAGCTCCGTTTCTTTCGATGGTTCCACTGCTTTCAGCGGCTCCGTCTCATTTGCGGGTTCTACCGCCTTCGCGAGTTCCGTCGCCTTTACGGATTCCGTCTCCTTCGCGGGTTCCGTCTCTTTCACCGGCTCCGTAGACCTGGGAAAAGCCAGTCTCCGACTCTACAATGTCCGCGAATACGGTGCGCAGGGCGACGGGGTAACGGATGACTTCTCCGCTATCGATGACGCCATCAACGCAGCGGCGGCCGCCGGCGGGGGCATAGTCTATTTCCCTGCGGGGACGTATCACATAGGGACTAACGACTACTGGACTTTATCAAGCAATATCGTCATCAGGGGCCAGGGACCGGTTTCGCTCATCGACGTTTCCAGTGCTACGGTTAAACAATACAACGGTATGTTCCGGGCGACGGGCGCTCTCACGGCCACGACCGCTACACCTTCGACCAGTATCTCTAACGGGGACGTAAAGATAATCGTCGATTCCTCATCCGGCTTCGCCGAAGGCGATCTAATCATGATTTCCTCGGACGAAACGTGGAGTTGGGGAACCTTCGATACCCCTGTCGGCGAATTCGCGGTCGTCCGCGCTATCCCAAGTGCTACCGCCATCGACGTGTCTTGGAAAATCGAAGATGATTATACGGTCGCGGATAACGCCCTCGTTACCCTGGTGAATCCGGTCAGGAATATTACGATTGAAAATATTAAATTCCTGGGACGGACTTTCACCGAGGGAACAGACGGCACTATGGGAGCCAATATCATATACGGGGAGAATATCAATTTCCGCAACGTATCGGCGGAATTGCTCGCTCAGACCGTCGAGTTCAGCAGCGTCTTGTATGGGAATATCTCCGGCTGTCACATCATCAATGATCCAACCTATAATGTTGACGCCCAACCTTATGGAATCAATTACGGCGATGCTTGCTCTCACGTTCGTATTACGGGTAACTATGTCCGAAGCGGTCGTCATGGCATCGACCAGGATTTCATCAGCAACTCGCCCGGCATCTGCCGTCACATTCTTATCGAAGGGAATGAACTGGAAGGTATCTTCGCGAATGCCATCGCCACCCACGCCGGAGTGGAGGATTTGCGCATTATCGGCAACGATGTTGTCGCGGGGCCGCAAGAGGCGGGGAACAATCCGAACGGCATTGAGGTCAACGTAGGGCGGGCCGTAATCGCCAATAACTATATCCAAGGAGCCCACCACGGAATCAAATCGACATTTGTGCCCGAAGAGCTCACCATAGAGAACAATATCATCCTTGATGTCGTCGATATAGGTATCTATCTGGACGAGCAAGAGGCTACGAGTCCTCTAAGGAACGTCGCAATCGTCGGCAACGTCATTACGGGGAAAGCGGATGCGGCCTGTATTTGGATCGACTTTGATACCAATGGAGGGGAAGGCTTTGCAATCGTAGGCAACACCCTGGACGGCGGCCAGCAAGGTATCGGCCTGGATAGCGACAGCGGCGTCTTCGAGGGGATTCAGATTAGCAATAACGTCATTCGCGGGATAAGCGGAGGCGAGTGTCTTCTCGTAGAGAACGCCCGCCGCTGTCATATCAAGGGAAACAGGACTGACGGGGGGACATACGGGATTCGCCTGACGGGAGCCTCGACAGAGTACAACGTAGTGGCTATGAATCTCTGCACGAGTGCGAGCACGAGCAATATCACACTTACCGGCACCGATAATAAGGTGTTCAGTAACCTGGATGGTTCCGACTGGTCCGACGATGCCACGGGTATGCCGGAAGAAGGAACCATGAACCTGGAAAATCTCGCCAAGAACGGCGCTTTCGATACATGGAGCGGCGGCGGCTCGGCTGCGCCCGATAATTGGACCTTGCTCGGGGGAGGTTCGGTAGCTCAAGAGAACGGCTCGGGCAATGTCCAAGAGGGGACATACAGTTGCAAGCTGACTGGTGATGCCAACGGCAATCGTATTTACCAGACAATTATTGCGACCATCTCCGATACGCAGAACACACGCTGGCGCGGCATGGACGTAACTGCCGGTGCGTGGATAAAGACCACGAGCGGCAATACGGCGCGGCTCTATTTCGAAGACGGGGTGGGCTATCAGTATTCGGACTTTCATACCGGGAGCGGCAATTGGGAATGGATTTCAGTGACGTTCACCATTGATGCTTCGGCAACGGAACTTGAGTTATCGTGTTCGACAGCGAATGACGCCGCGCCCGCTTACTTCGATTGTATCCACCTGAACATTGGCACGTATGGGTCGGCTTTCAGACGGCACCGTTCGGACCCCTAAACAAAAACGGAGTAATTTAATGAACGGTTGGACCAAATCCGCTCTGGTTTCTCTCATTAGCCTTCTTCTGGCCGCTAGTTTTGCTTACACGACTATGGTCCATAATTGGGCAAAGGAAGACCGCCTCGATTTGAAGGCGGATATTGTAAGGCGGCTTGACCGCATTGAGAACATGTTACTTGATCAGCGAAGGAGTGAAAGGCCGTGAAATATCTAAGAAACCTGATTCGCACACTGCTCCTGGCTCTGCTGTTGGGCAGTCTGGCGGCGTGTCAGACGTTCGCTCTATTACCAGGGCCGACGAGCAACTACGTGGAATGGGAAACCAGTGAGGGTCTGACCGTCCTGGTCCCGCCCTTCTTCCGGGTGCCTCCGCTGGACACCCTGGAAGAGTATATCCCGCCGTTAAATAAGCGTTACATCGGAGATAACGGCGAGAATCTATCCATGAAAGCCTTCGCCGAAGACGCGATGGAATGCTACATGGGGCCTTGCGAATACGCTTATACCGAGACATACGAGATTGGCAGCCACATTCTCTACGGCATGTGCGCTCGTATAGAGGGCCAATGGCTATGTGTTCGCCGCGACCCCGAGGACAGCAAAGTCTTTCACCTTAGATTGGAGGAATAACCCATGAAAACCCCCGGTATGAAAAGTTCGGAGTTCTGGGTCGGTATCCTTGGCGCTATCCTGGCCGGCCTGAATGAGAAATTCCAACTGGGCATCCCCGTCGAGAGCTTCGCTATCGCGGGAGCGTATATCATCTCTCGCGGGCTGGCTAAATGGGGGACTTGGGACGCTTCGGGTAAATCATAATTCCAGTCCCCAGGCGTCCCAACCCGGCGCCCGTTCGCGAGCGAACAGCTCGATCCTAGGAAGGTCCCCCAGGAGAGTCACGATACGGTCCCGAACTTCGTCGGGCTTTTGGCTATGCTTCCGCACAGGAGAGACCACCAATTGACGGACGGCCTTGTTAATACGACGGGGCCGTCCTTTTACACCTAACAGACACAGTTCTACGTTTGCCCGAGTCCAATATCCCATCCCCACGTGCCACTTACCGTGCTTGGTCGTCTTGGCCCAGGAGAAGGCGGCCGTCTTGTATTTGAACCCCCAAGATTCCATGACCGAAAAAGCCTCGGGAAGCATCGGCAGCGTTGCCCAAAGGAATAGAGCGCAGTCAGGGGCCGCGATAGCTCCGACATCTATACAGGCAATATTGTCGGGGAGCATGGTGGTGTAGTGAGAGTCGGCGCTACGGCCGGTTCCGGTGTCTCGACACCAGACTTTGAATCTCCACGGAGGGTCGGCGTAGATGATGTCGTATCTACGCCCATCGCGGATAAGTTCTTCAAGGCAAGTTCCAGGCCAGGAGCGGCCTCTGTCGCCTTGCGGAACGCCGCTATCGCTCCCTCGTTGTCCCCCAGATTCCTCTTCGCCACACCGATGTTGTTCCAGCTCAGGGCGTCGTCCGGTTTGATCGTGACTACCTTCTCGTGCGCGCATAGTGCTTCCTTCCATTCGTTTTGGGCCAGGAAGACCTGTCCCATGTTCGCGTATATCTCCGCTTCGAAGGGGGGATGCGGCTCAAAGGCCAGCGATTGCCGCCACGCGGTCAAGGCTCGTTGGTAGCCGCCGAACTTGGCGTGCATGTTGCCGATGTGGAAGTAGGCCACGTAGCCCAGACCGATACAGTTCAGGATATAGTGATGCCCCGCCGGACAGGTTCGCTCCTTCTCTTCGGCATAGAGATAGTGCTCGAAGAGGGTTACGACCTCAAGGCTATCCCCGCCGTCTTCCGTTAACAACTCGGCCAGCACGTAGAGAGCGTCGATATAATTCGGATCCTCCGCCAGCGCCGCCCGGCAGTCGCGGATGGCCGAACGCCGGTCGCCCAGGGCGCGGCACATAATGGCCCGCATGTAGCGTCCCATTTGCTGGATCTCCGAACCGTTGGGGGAATATTCGATGGCGCGGGCGGCGTGGACCAGACCGGCATCGAATTCCCGCAGGTTATTCAGACAGACGCAGAGATTGTAATGCTGGAAGCCGTTTGTCGGATCGTCTTCCAAAGTCTTATAGAGCAACCCCTTGGTCCGCGTCCACTTGCGGCGCATCTCTTCCGGGCTTAGGCCGTAGCCCTTGTGTATGATGCGTATCGGCAAGGTCTCCGTTCGTCCGGGAGAGTGAAGCTGATTGTGCACGCGGCCGTGATAGAAGTAGTCCTTTCTGTTTCGGAACAGGCGGGGATTGTAAGGTATCCCCCATTGCGCCCCTCCGTCGAAGGTCAGGTTGATATTCGGACACATGACGACATCGATATCGTTCCGATTGACCGTCTTCCGGATGAGCGCGTGTTGGTCCTTCTCGATATACTCATCGGCGTCGAGTATCAGGATCCAGCCTCCGGTCGCGGCCATAAGACTGACGTTCCGGGCTTTCGAGAAGCTGTCTTCCCAAGGCTCGTGAATGACCTTGGCGCCGGCGGCCTCGGCTATCTCCACCGTCCGGTCAGTCGAACCGGTATCGACGATTATCATTTCATCGACCAGACCTTGGACGCTTTTCAGGGCCTCCGGCAGGTCGCGCTCCTCATCGCGGACGATCATGCACAGGCTGATAGTCGGGCGCGGCCGGATTGCTTTACGGGGGCGTTTTCGTTTCGGTTTGACCATGCTTTCACTCCTTCGCTTTGATGCTCAGCAACTCTTCCAGGGCTTCCTTTATCGGATAGAACCGTAGGTCTTTCAACTGGTAGGTTCCGTCCTTGCGCTGGCCGCGACCGGTAATGCGCAGGTGCCCGCCCTGTTCCAGCTGCATAAGGTCTTCGCGTATGGCCTCGGTAGTCAGCTCACCGGCGAACCTGTTCAGGGCCTCTCGATATGTAAAGCCCTCGATACGGTTCTCATACATCCAGCGAGCGAGCCTTATGATGGTCCGGCCGCGTTCGACCGTAGGCGCTCGCGTGACCAGCCCGAGCATTCGGGTCATCGGAACTTCGAGATTGTCCAGCAGGTCCATCGCCATGCCGAAGTGTCCGGGTCCAATGACGAGACTGCGGTCGAGCATCGCGGCCATGATAATGGAGAGCTTTAGGCCAGTCGTATACTTCCGCCCGAACCAAGGCTGCATGTAGTCCGGACCGATAGGGTTATAGTTCATATACTCGGACACGTACTGCTCGTCCGCCTCTTCGGACCACGCCATCTTGCCCCGGAGCTTACACAGTTCCAACAGTTCGGCGACAAGGTGGTCTTGGAGCTTCTTCAATTGCGTGGTCATGACTGGGTGCGGAATGCGCCGGCTGTTCCTGTCCTGATAGACGAAAAGTATCCGGGGCAGAAAGCCGCCCGTCATGGCGGTCGAAGGGGCGACATCGGTAAACCAGTCCGGCGTCGTCCCGCCGAGCAGATTGACGCAGGGCCGTTCGACCACATAGGTTCCGGCTGTCTTGGTATCGGTCCCGAAGGGATCGCCGTCATAGAACTTAATCAGATCCTCGAAGAAGCCGGACCTATAGGCGTCGCGGTTCAGACAGGCCCCGAGTTCGTCCGCGTGGACGGTTACCGGGGCCGAGCCTAATTCCGCCTCGACCTCGTGGAGCCGTTGGATGAACGCTTCCTTGGTCAAGCGCTTAAGATACAGCATAAACGGCGGACGCTTTCCTTGGAACCTCTCTTCGAGTCTCTGCAAGAGACGTTGACCGATTCGAATGGCGGATGACTTACGGCATAGAGCCGAGCCCGCGACCAAGACAACGTAGAGATTCGGAAACAGCGCCCCGTCGCCCCAGGGCAACCATACGCGGCGCCCCAGGACCGATGCCAGGACCGAGATGCCCGTCCACAGGTGGAATATTTTCGGACTCTCGGCAAGTTCTTGAGCGTAGTTGAGATATCCTTCCAGCCAATTCGCATACGGTCTTTCGCTCACGTTTATCCATCCTCACGCGTCTCCGTTTTCGCTGTTTTCTTGACAGGGCGGACGACTTCACGAACGGCCAACAGGTCGGTGCGTTCCGCCGGCACCATGTTACCTTCGTCATCGCGACAGGTTCGACAGTAGAGGCGCAGTCTACCGGGAACTTCGTCACGAGCCAGCCGTTCGGTAATGGCGACGCCGCGCCGAATGGTGTATTCCTTCTCTACCGTTTCGACGATACGCTTAACTGTCCCGTCGTCCTCGGTCTCGTGTCGGACCTTATCAACGAATCGCGTGAACCGCTGGCGTCCGCAATAGGGACACCGCAGGTTGGCGATGTGTGGATAGTCGCGGATCGGCAGCATGACCAGACGATCCTGGTCGAGCGCCGGTTCGACAGGCGGACGGTCCGGTTCCGGGGGCTTATGCCCTTCCGGAATATAAGTTCCGACAGCTTCCACACTGACAATCTCTTCTCTTCCTTTAGGCAGTCTGGGTTTTTTGGGGGACATCTCGTTTTCTCCTTCGCTGTTAGGGATGATCCCCTCTCTTGGGCGAATATCGTTTCACTTACATTCTTTCCAGTTGCGGCCCCAAGCGATCTCGACGGGTATCGTTATCTCGTGCCGACCGATCCTCATGGGGCGCTCCATGTAGCCGCGAATGGTGGGCTCGTATTCTTCTTCTTTCCCCTCGGGAACCTGACCTACGATGGCATCATGGACCTGTAGGAGCAGCTGGACATCGGTCTTTTTGAACAGGTCGATCAGCGCTTGGCCGATGACCCAACAAACCACGTCTTGGGGGATAAAGCTCAGTGCTTTCCTTACATCATGGCCGGAGATGAAAGGCCCGTGCGGTCGAATAAGTAGACGTCTCCTGGTGGGAGAACGGATAGCACGTCGCTGTTTAACCACTCGTTCAACCGTCCTTTGCCAAAGGACAATCTTGTGGTAGATCGTTTTGAAGCGAGCAAGGAGGAGCTTGCAGTCGGCTTCGCTGATGTCGCGTGCGTAATCGTCTTCAAGGATAAGATTACGAAGTGTCCGAGGCCCCATTCCGTAATTGAAACCGTGGCCCGCTCTTTTGGCGAGGTAGCGTTGATCAGGTGTGACGTCTTCCTCAGCAACCCCGAAAAGGCGGGCCGCGTTATACGTATGTATGTCAACGTTAGCACGAAGTTTCTCCAAAAGGTTAGTGTCGTCGGCTAGGGCGGCGACGACCCAGGTTTCGGCGCGTTCCAGGTCGGCCTGGAACATGATCATTCCAGGATCGGCTATGAACATGGCCCGCTCCTCCGGCGAGCGGTTTTGGAGATTGGTCCCGCTGCCGTCGAAGGACTTGCGCGAGGCCAACCGGCCCGTATCCGTGCCGTGGATACGGTAAGAGCAACGGCATCGGCCGTCGGCATCGGTAGCGACCTGTAGGGCTTTCGAATAGAAGTTCTGTAGCTCGTTTACCTTTCGGAAAGCCTCAAGGAGAGGCGGTATCTTCCCGTGGCGGCGTTGGAAATGTCGAAGCAGACGGATGACCGCCTCTTCATCGACCGAGGCCCGCCCGGTTTTCTCCGTCCGCTTCTGGACGGGCCAGCCGAGGTCTTCGTGGAACAGCCGAGCGACCTGCTGTTGACTGCCCCAGTTGATGGAGATTTCCTTCGCCAATGCGCGGGCTTTGCCGATAGCGCGGCCCTTGAACGGCGGGGAAAAGAATTCATCCCAAATCGAACCGGCCCGTGAAGCGATTTCCGGAGCCGCGAGACAGGAAAGATAATGAGATAATCTATTAATCTCTTTAGTCGTTTCCCGTTTCATAGCGGAACGCTTTCGGATGTCGATCTTAATCCCGCGTTTCTGCATCGCCAGCAGAGGTTCGGGAAGCTTCATTACGTAGTTGAAGAATAAATCGCTGAGGCCGGCGCGCTCAAGCTCGGCCTCTAACTTTTGAGCGATCTCCCAGGTGGCAAGGCAGTCGGTGGCGTTATATCGCCAGAGCCGGTCGATACTGTCGATCTCAAGAGCGGCGGAATCATCCTCATCTTCCTTGGCGTCGCGCCATTTTATCTGATCCTTGAAATATGGTCTTGACGTATACAGGGAAGCCAGAAACCCGAGATCGTGAGCGGACGCCGAATCGAGCGTATGATGGGCCAGCATGGTATCGAGGTAGAAGTCTGCACATCCGATTCCGAGCTTGCCGAGATACCATAGGTCGAAGCTGGCGTTTTGTCCGACGAAGCGGCGGCGGGAAGAGAAAAATCGTTTCAAGTTGGACAATAGGGCCAGCTCTTCCTCCAAGGTCCAATACGACTCTAGGAGATCGCCAACTTGTCGCACGAAAGGGATTACGAGTGCATTGTGGATACCATCCGCTATCCCTAAACACGCGACGGTCCTCCCGATACGCTCGATGTCGAAGGCTATGACTTCTCCGGCCGTATTTAGCCATTCCATCGTCTCCTTGAAGGTCGGATTGATTAGGATTCGGTCCTCTTCTTCGTATGTGATCGGGATGCCCCGAAGCGCCTCGGCGACCGTTTTAAGATCATGGAGCGCGAGGCCGTAGTTTCGGGGCGACCTTCCGGGCAGTAGATTAGCCGGATGGAAGGTAGGTATAACGGTGCATTCCCGTCCTCCGATTTCCACTCGATAAATTGAACCGCGTAGCTTGGTGATACCACGCTTTCCAAGAAGCGCACTAATAGCTTCGTTTCCGAGGGGGACAACGATCTCAGGTTCGACAGAAGCAAGTTCATCGAAAAGCTCTTGCTTGGACCATTGGAGGATCGTAGGCGCGTGTCTGCGGAAGAGATCGAAGTCATTATCCGGCGGGCGATACTTGACAACGTTGGTGAGATAAGGGAGTCGGGTGATTCCCGCATCGCCCAGGATTCTATTGAGCAACTTACCGGCGCGGCCAACAAAGGGACGGCCTCTTTCTTCTTCTTCTTCACCAGGGGCTTCTCCTATTAAGACCAACCGGGCCTTCGAAGGACCGGAGGGTCCGACGTAGGGAAAGCCGGCGGCCTCCATTTCGGGTATGCGGCCGGGATCCTTGAATTCAGACTGTCCCATCGGGGATCTCCTTCCCGGTGCCTTGGCAGTCTTCATGATATCCAGGGTGATATTTTGCTATCTCCCCATTATATGGCACTCCTTCTACAGCGTCGTCTAATCCACGATTGAACCAAAATATACTCATTTTATTTTCCTCACACGTCGGGCACACCTTTTCCTTTATCGGCCGCCCGCATTGGTAGCAATACGTCGCGTCCTGGGACATCCAGCGGTCGCCTTCATCGGCATCGAAAAAATAGATGACAACGAATTGCGCTCCACAGTGAGGGCATTCGTTATAGGGGAACTCTCTAGGGAAAAGAAGTGTCGCTTTTTTCATTCGGCTGTCTCCTCCAAAGGGAAGAAATACTCGTCTCCTTCTTCTGCATAGCCCTCTTCTATCATCTCAGCCGTCACCGGACATTTGCGCGCAGGTCTACAATCGCCTGAGTAGTCGTGGCACGGCATTAGGTCGTTCACGGGACACCCGCATCCGCAGTCGGGGTTGCATAGCCCGTCTGCTCCCATCTTTTCTAACATCTCCTGGACCATTCTAAATACGGTCATAGGGTCTCGCCTATCTCTCGACATCTATCCCCTTTCCCGGCCAGCCGCGTGCAGCCGATACCTCAAGCATCATGTATACAAGGTCTTCGAGCTTCTTCAGCGCATAGTGCGGATTGTCCTTGGTCATCTTCAAGGGAATCCCGCCTACGCACTCGGCCCAATCCTCGGTCGCGTGGACGAACCAGACCTCGAACGAAAAGGACCACGGGTTGTAATAAACGCCGCATTCCGTTACGTTTTCTATATTCGTGAGCTGTTTATCCTTCCTGATTCCGTCGAAGAACGTCTCGGGATCTTGAAGGATATCCAAAGTGAAGACACGGTTTGGCCCTCCGTTAGTCATGACAGCTCCTCTCCTGTGCCAGGGACAGAATACGGACAACTCGCTCGCCCTCGCCGCCGTTGGTTATCGGGGCGCGGTCGTTCTCAATACACTCGATAAAGTGTCTCATTTCCTGTTTCAGGGGCTCTGGATCCTCGGCCGGCACGTAGTCATTGAACTCGTATGTCCGTCCGTTCTCTCCATAAGTATTGACTGTAAAGGTTCGCTTGGGCGGGCTGTAATTGTGCCCGAACTCGATACGGGCGCTGACGGCGCGGACGGGCCATTCGAGTTCGATATACCCCAGGGAGTGGGACGTTCGACACCGGATGACGGATGGTTCCTCGCGCATAAAACCGAGGACCATCGATACGTCATGGGGGGCGAGGCGCCATAGGGCGCTCTCCTGGTAGTGAGGCTCCTGGTTCTTGATTCGGACGGCGCGGATATGCCGTATTTCTCTAGGGTCTATCTCTTCCTTGAGCCGTTGGAAGCCGGCGTGATAGTGCATAATGTGACCGACCATGAGGACTCTCCGATGGTCGAGAGAGAGACGGTGAAGATCCTGCGCTTCCCGCCGGTTCATGCACATGGGCTTCTCTACGAAGACGTGCTTACCTGCCTGTAAAGCTTGAGCGGCAAGACTGTAATGGAACTCGGAAGGGGTGGCTATGGCGACGGCATCTATGTCGTCGGCGCACTTCACCAAATAGTCGGCCCCCGGTAATTGATAGACTCCCCGGAGGGATTCTTTCGATATTCTCGGGTCTACGATTGCCTTGAGCACACCGAGTTCACTCAGCACTCGCGCGATGTTCTTGCCCCAACGTCCGCAACCAATTAATGCCGTTTTCATTAAACCTTCCTTCCTCGGATGGTTGCCCGGTCCGGTATCTCAGTATTGTCGGGAACGACGACGAAGGGACCGATAAAGACACCCGATCCGATGGTGCAGTTACGCCCTATCTTGGCGGTTTTCTCTACGTGGGTCCAAGGCCCTATGATTGTGTCCTCGCCAACGTCGTCCGTTTCTACGATAGCCGTGGGATGGATCCGAGCACCCATCTATCCTTCCCACGTTCCTGCAAGCCAGTCCAAGGGCACCCCCAGGGCCTTCGCTATCTGAACCGCGTTGGTCAGTGAGGGCTCTCGCCGGCCCGTTTCGAAGTGGGATAAATGAGTGCGATCCATTTGAGGAACGATTAGCTCTCCGAGTTCTTTTTGGGTAAGCCCCCGCCAGTGGCGGGCCTGTCGTAATCTCTCAGCGAATAGTTTTACCATCTTACTCTCCCTCTTGGGTCTAAGACGTGAACGTGTATCCAGACCTTGCGGCCGGTGCCTTCACAGGCGGGGCAGCCTTTCCATCCCCCCAAATCTCCTCTACCTCCGCAGTCCTTGCACTCCTCATCATACAGATGCCATCCGCCGTAGTGAATAGGCTCATACAGGGCGTTCAGGGCTTCCATTGCGGGGATGTCCAGGGTCCAGGGGGCGACATTTTCTCCGTTACACCGGCGGCAAGGCATGGTGCCCGTGCCCATCGGATCCCCTGGGATTGGGTCGGAGCCGTCGTGGTAAGCGGGTCTGCGTCCCGTGCCGTGGCATTCAGGGCAAACCTCTCGTCTTTTCACCTGGAAATCACAGGCGAAAGAGAAGTGCAGAAGTTTCTTGCCGCTATAGAACCATTCAAACGCGGGGTCGAAAATTATCTCACTGCCCTCCGCGACGCGCCTCGGTAGGTGCCAGCTCTTCTTCGCGCCGCCCACCGCAGCGTTATGCTTGGGGCAACGGCATCCGGACGTGGGGAATAGGCCATATTCCAAAGGCATATTGCCCAACCTTGCGTAATGCACATTCAACCACGCCCGCATCTGTTCCAGCATGGCTACGACTGATGGGTGTATATTGTCCCAACCGCAACAGGGACAAGCGAATTCTCGACGGCTAAAGTGGGGGCTAAGGTCTCCCATCATTTTCATTCCTCCGTTTCTTGGCGAGCCTCCTCGTCGCGCTGATACCTACCCCTTGGGCGGATATACGAGAGCTTTCCGTCCGGATTGCAGTCCGGGCAGGGAATAGGCTTCACCAACCCCATCGTTACAGACAGGGCGCTCTGCACGGGCAACGTTTCCCAAACCCACCACGCGCTCTGCTCATCGTCGTTGGCTATAAAATGGCAGTCGTCGCATCGGTCACACTTGCTCATCAGGGGCCTCCTCGTCCGGACCTTCCCAAAGCGCCTCTTCCTCGGCTTCGGATAGCTTGCCGGGGTAGCTGATTACCTGCATCCCACCTCGGTCAAAAGTGGCGACGAATTGTTCTTTGTGCCTGCCGTTGCTCACGCGCACGAGTGCCCTACCCTCATTGGAGTTTCCCAGGGGCTCTCTGCTCACCCACACCATTACATTCCCAGCATCTATCCACAGCGACTCGCCGTGATTTGTCTCAATCTTCATCGGGGGCCTCCTTCCCGGTGCCCCCGCAGTCGGGGCAGATATCACGACACTGGATAGGGTATAAGTCACCTTCTCGGTCAGGGTCGCCAGAGTCTAGGGCCATTTCTCGGGTGACCGGTGCAAGCTCTTCCCACTCGACCTCGCAGCGACCTTTGCACGTCGGGCACACCCCGACCTCCGAACTATCATGCTTTACTTCCATTTCTCGGCGGGCCTCAGCCTTCTCCACATACTCAGGATCACCAATAACCCAAGCACCCTCTTTGGCGGAATCTGCTACAAGCTCTTTGAACTCTCGCCAGCATCTTGCGTCCCGCTCTGCGATGGCGAGGTCCCGCTTGAGGCTTATTATTTCCCTATCTTTATTCATGCATAGAACGTAAAGTTCCTGGGCAGCGAGCGCTTGTGCTTGCGCTTGCAATAGATATCCGCGCTTCGCCCGGTTCGCCCTTAAAAAGAGTTCTCGGTCCCGCCTTCCAAGCAACACCAGTCGATTATGGTCGTCCTCCCATCCCTGTTCCAACTCCTCCACCCTGGCCTTGAGCCGGTCCCTCTCGGCCTCTAGATCTTGCAGAGCAATCCTCAGACGAGCTATCGTGGAGGCTAGTTCTCTGGTTCGCAACAACCGCTTGACCGAAGCTTCCTCGTTCTCGGTCTTAAGTCCCTCGCTCCGGTTTTCACGGTGCAGTTGCTCAACCTCGGACTCCTGGTAGCGAGCTCGAAATTCCTCGTTTTCTCGCTGATAGCTGGCTATTATTTTATGCCTGTATCTCCGGTAAAGTTGACCGATCATTCATTCGTCCTCTGCATTACCGCTATGTCTATTCCCGCCTCAGTCCTAAAGTATTCCGCAGTGTTGTGATGATCGGAAAAACGGGCGACAACTCCCGCTGCCATTTCCAGAGCCCGCTTCTCAACTTCAAGCTCGGCTTCAAGCTCCCGGATGCGGGCTTTTGCCTCTTGCAATTCTTTCTCGACCATTTCCGCGCTCTCTCCTCTTGATCAATCGTCTCTCTTCCTTACCTCATCGAGTTCATGAACCGCCAACCATATACGAGTTACCAACAGCTGTAACTGGCGCTTTACCTCTTCGATAGAAGGGTTCTCCATAACGGCCGGCATGTGAGGCTTAAGTTCTCGCTCCCATGTCGCCCGGTATTGGACGAATGCTGGCGGCGTAGGCGGTTGGTTGAGCACGAAGTCGGGCACGATGCCTCGATAGGCTTCCCTGAGACAAGCCTTGTCGGAGGGCTCGTAATACTCGATAACCTCGCGCCAATCGAGATCGGAGAAGGGCACTCGCAAGTCCAGTTCGAAATACTGGTGGACGATATCGTAGGTCTTACGGACATATTCTATCTGTCCCGCCCACCCGTGGAGATAGTCGCGGTCGTGGTAGCCGCCGAAGTGCTCATCCGCACCCTCGCCGATAAAGATAGTCTTGCGCATATCCCGGTGGGCGGCGCGGGCCAACCAGTAAGGCCACAGGTTATACCTCGGCTGATCGAACAGGCGAAGTATCTGCGGCAACGTCCGAACGAAGTTCCGAACAGGGATGACCTGGTGAGAGAGACTGTAGTGTTCGGCTACCCGACGAGCGGCGTCGGTAATCCCTCCATCATCTACCCCAAAGTCCGCCGTATAGGTCAGGGGTTCCTCGGGACTCTCTTCCACCACGTGGTGGAGGATGATGGTGCTGTCGATCCCGCCGGAGATGTAGACGGCTGGCCGGGGGCCGAGAGACTGAACGACGTGGTAACGGATCATGTCAACGAGAGGACTAGTCATCGGAAGTCTCCTTTGCGTTCTGCTCCCTGGCTAAGAGTATTCGGTGATAGCTCTTAATGAGGCCAATCAGCTTGCCTACCGTAAACAGGACGCCGATAAGCCAAGCGAGCGGTTTCAGGATAAGGCTGATACCGAAAAGGACCAGCAATCCCCCTGCCGGCGCGTCGAGGGTGTTCAACGTCTCCGCCAGGGCCTTGAGCATCGTTCCAAACTCAGAGGTAAAGGCATCCATTATCGTCTCCTTTCTCAATGCACCAGATAATCCCGGTGAGGATAGAGAGAATAAGAAAAACGACGCCAATAGCGAACAGAAGGGCTCCGATCCAGCCTTCCCCTATCTGCACCCCTATGGTGATGAACACGGCCGCGAGGGGAGCAGCCGCGACAAAGACTCTTCCTGGTCCGCTAAAGAAGGACCAGAACCCCATGTCCTTCAACCCTATCGAGAAGCACTCAAGAAACGCTTTCATTAAGCACCTCCATCAGACGGCCAATGACGAAATCCTGATCGGCGTGGGTCAATTCATAATAGAGCGGCAACGCGATGGACCGCGTATGGACCGCGTGAGCATTCGGGAACTCGGCCGCTCCCGTATACCAGGGACGGAACCGCTCGATCATGTGGAGAGCGTGGGTGCCTTGGCGAGTCATAATGCCGAACCCTCGTAGTTTCTCCATGATGGTCTCGGCCGCCTTGAACTTCTTGTCATTGATGACGATGACGAATGCTTGCCAGCTGTGACCAGGGTGAGGACGGGGAAGAGCGAAGAGA